CACAGGTACGGTAGTCACTTCCCCAATATTTTAACCACCGGGGGCAATATTCAAACACAGTACTTCGCAACAAATATAGACAAAACAAATATTAACAAAAACTCCGCAAAGAAACTATCAAAAACAAAATCACTCCAGCTCCGCGGAAAGCCTGCCCCATCCATCACCACGTCCAATTACCCTCAACCGTCGCCAAGGATTGAACTATAGGTCACCCACTCCTCAGGACAACTTAGCGCTGATACATAAAAGGGAATGCTCTCTCCTCCTCATCTAAGGAATCCATAGATTCTGAGTCGGAGCATGCTCTTTCATCCTCTTCTTCTTCCCGCATAATCTCCTCATAAGTTAACAGTTTACTAACATTACTAGCAAACATTTGCTTAGAGTAACGATCAGCGGTGCGCGCTGCAATTCTCTTATCCCTATCGGCATGCTTTTGTTTCAATTTCTCTTTGTTTCGAATATCAGTTTCTTTAGAATGTGGCACATCATTAGGCGTCTTGCCATGTTGTAATTTAACCATATTCGGTTTAACCGCAAGATCCTTCAAATAGTCATTCAAATCCGCATCCTCTTCAATGTCAGCCCAACGAGCCGCCACTGACTTAACTGGTGCAGCACTCACCACTTCCACAATCTTAGGTCGGCGGCTAGTGCAATACAACTCTTTCATGTCATCCACAGAGGGAAAAGAAAAACCAACTGCGTTTCTGACAGAAGGAATTGTTACTCCACCAAACGGATGGGACATAACAACTTCGAATTTCTCCAAATCAGGAGCTTCCTTAGCCAATATAGCGCCCACATCATCAAAAATGCCTTTACAAACATAATACAACAACTCATTAGTCCAACCACCACTAGCCACGATACCTATAGCTCGTTCACACAATGCTAAAGCCCCAACTCTCGTTGAAGCCTTTTCTGGACTCACTACCATAGAAGTAAACAATTTTACCTCATCTGGGACTGGCCAATACTCAACACCATCAAATCTAAATCTCTGTCCTAAGAAATAGACTTTGGTCAGAAACGGCTTAGTAATGTCAACTTCTTCAACAACTATGGATTCATACTTTGGAGTAAAACCAAATAACTTAACATAATCACAAAAACTAGTCATATATACGACAATCTCTTCAACCGTCGTAGGCCTTTTTGAGGTCATATCAAACGTATATTTCATCAGCGAGGCAGCAATAGTATCTATCTCTGTAGTCCCAACTACACCTGAATGTAAATGAGAATAACTCTGCCCCACGATGCTATGACTATACAACACAATTGGCGCGAAAGCGGAAGCTAACCAATATTTTATCAAATTAGTTACTTCTAAAGTCACACCCACGCGCTGTAAAATCATAGCCACAACATACATAATAGTGGTTTTCCACTGCCCTCTCAAGGACATATCCATATGAGAAATATCAAAAGAAGCAAACCCTACCTTTCCATTATCCAACCCGAAAGCAAACAACTGATCATCGCCATAAAACAAACTACACTCCTTACCAGGTGTCAATTTTGAAAATCTTTTCATCAATCTTTCAACACCACCATGAGCATAAGAAAATCCTACTGCCCATACAGTATCGTCAATATCATGGAAAAAACTCTTAAACAAGACTAAAAATTTTGAAAACCACAAACTCAAAGCAAAAGGGTACGAATAAAATGGTCGCACCTTAGTGTTCAAATCCTGTAGAGCGTAAATTTGCACCTTATTATTTAGTATGGCACAAGCCTCATGTTGATTATCCATAAAATACTGTACAATCTTACCATACGGCTCGCGCCACACTATCTCATATGACGAAAACAGTTTCAAGTACATCTCAATAGTTCGCTCCTCCCCTTTCTTCCAAACTGGTACGGGGAATCCTGCTGAGGAGTTGGAAGGCACCTTATATTCTATATCTCTAACAACATTCAAAGTAATGGTTCCACTATCAGGCGTCTTCACTCTCAAATAATTATTAACATAATCAGTTAACACATCTTTCGAAAATGTCAACTTCATGCCTGCTTCATCAATCCAAGTCTCCTTAGAGAGATGAGCGGCACTCATCCTAGTAAAAAGACCACGAGGTAGACCACCACCAAAAAAGTACTGACCGGCAACTCTAAGCCACTGCAACATAACCACCTGCTGTTTATAGTGATTAGCAATTTTCTGTGCAATAGCTATCAATCCTCCATGAATTCCTTTATTATGGAAATTCAAAAAGTGATAATAAGCCGGTTCTGGATTCTTCTCGGTAACTTTACATTCAACAAATTGTCTATAATACTCCGGGATCTTAATCGCAGAACCAGCCTCAACTCCTATATTCTTCAAAATCTTAATTACATCATTCGCTTTAAAAGGGACCATTGCTGGAAACCTAGCTATCCCCAACTCAGGATATGTTTTCGCATCTTGCTCATATCTACGTCTAGCTTCACGAGAGTGGGCTAGTGCAACAGGATCAAGTTGTTCCAACAATTCACTGGCCGAGGCAACAGAATAAAAACTAAAATACTTAACCATTAAATTTGCATTAGACGCTACAGATGCCATGATATCTATTCTCTTTAAGATAAAATGGTAACTGAAGTAAACTTCAAACTAGGTTATGAACCGGAATCAAGAGAGCTCCGAGTAGAGGAGTAGTTTAACGACGTTGCTCAGGTCGATCCCCTCCCATTTTGGGAGGGATTAGATAGTTATTAAAATAGCAACCGATTTCGAGCGTAATCTCCAATAACTCTACGAGCTGAAGAAGCAGCCATTGCTGCACCTAGATCAAGAAAATCACCGCCAACCAATCCAGCCAATTTGGAGCCAGCCTGAAAGGCACGGTTCCTAAGAGTACATAAAGTACCACAAGAATTAGATGAACTAGACGACGCGTGATTCCGTGATCGAACCCGTGAAGAAATCGAAAAGTTCATAAGCGAAGATTTAGATACTGGGGTTATAAATCCAGAATCTTCACGACGAACTTGCTCATAGACCTCAGAGGCATCAGCCACTGATAAAGATTCACTATCTTGGTCAAAGATAGCTGCAGTATTGTTTTCAGGAGTACACATAATATGAAAAATAGCTTCGACACAAATTACCTGTCCTGAAGCTCCTCCCAACAACCCTGCTATCAAACCGGTATTGTAATATGATTGCGTACTAGATGTACTAGAATTATTATACGCAGCATCCAACTCACTGGAATCACCAGGCATCCATCTTTGTTCAGCACCATCAGCTAAATTAGCCACATGAATTGGCACATCTACATTTAAGATGTTTGCTGGTGTAGTTGCAGTGAGGGCGTCAAGACCCCGAGGGTCAATTCCAATAAAAAAGACACCCGATGAACTAGTCAGTACACTAGCCGGATAAATCCGTACAGCACCCGAGACACAAGACTGAGTTTGCGACAAAGGCTCCAAAGTTGCAGTCTGGGAGTAAGCTTGATAAGTCACATTAGCTGTACCCCAAACATTAGAATGATTAGCAACAACAGGAGTTGAAAAATTCACTCCTGCACTATTTGTAGTCGACGTACTCAACACTGGAATCACATCATACATAATACTCCCATCAGTACTCGCAGTTAATAACCTCCGATCAAACAGTATGGCTTTAAACATAGGACCTCCTGCTCCAACAATTGGAGGAGAATGATTAAAAGGATCCTTAACGCTTCTATACAACTGAGTAGCCATAGTAAACCGAGTAGAACTACGAATTTTACGGGGTAAAGCAACCACACCATAATTTTTCTTTTTATTTTTCTTACGATTGCGAG